TTTACGAAGTATGGACTTCTTACATTAATTTTTGCCATTGTTGTTGTTTATTAAATCTATTATATCTTTTAAAAATGCTTCACCTAATAATTTAGGGTATCTATCAAATGCAACTAAAAAGGGTTTAGTAAAAAACATTGTTGGCTTCATTCCTTGTGCAAAAATGCTTCTTTGCAATATAAATCCTATTGTTCTATAATTGCCTTTTTTAAATCTTCCCTTTTTATCTCTTAATCTTATATTTCTTTTTTTTGCCCAATCAGCCAATGGTTGCATTGGAGGTCTTTTACTTTTATAACTATATGGACTATTAGGTGCTTTTTGTTTTCCGTTTTTAACTAAACTTGGATTTGCTCCTTTAACTCCTTTGTCCAAGAAAGTTCCATATTCATCCATTATAAAGCTTAAAGTATAGTCATCATTTTTTTCAGTTAAATCATAATGAATACTATTATAAAGATTTTTACTTACATTGTGTTTTTGCTTTGTAAGGTTAGACCTTGATTGCTGAACAACATATTTGCCAAAAGCTTGTAACTCTGCTTGTAAATTATTTAGCATATTGTCATGTCGTTTGGTATTATCACATTGAAAGATACTGTCCAACCAGCCAACTTGTTTTCGAATCTATCTACAAAAGGCTCTAGTGTAGGGTTTCCATCTAATTGGTATTTATCAACATATAAGTCTCCCCTTAATAACAACTCCAGTAATCTATTAGCTACTGCAAGTTGAGTATTAAATACATCTTGTTCGTTATTGTTTCCTCTAAATTCATCTGGTATTCCTTGTGCAAAGTTTTTACTCTCATCTACTATATCCATGCATAAAAGAGATATGCTAAAATTCCAAACATTGCTTTGCATTGTAGCACTATTAACCATAAAATGACTTAATGGAAATATAGTTTGTTTGTTTAAGTCTACATCAAATATATCTCCATAGGTTACTGTGTTAACAAAAGCATCTAATTGTAGAGTTTCTCTAATTTTGTTTGATAGGTTATAAAATCCTTGCATATTATTTTAATTTACGTTTAATCATTCTTGATTCATATTCTGCTTTTTCTTTTTCAAAAGCCAAATACATTAGGCATTGGTGTAATGGAAGTTTTGCAACTTCTTTAAATCTTGTAATGTCCCCTTGAGCGAGAGTATATAACTCTGAATAAGAACCCCATTTTCTTGAGAAACCACTCCTTTCGTCTGTTCCTTCTTCAGCTCTTTCTCCAAATAGTTCGGTATAGATTTCAGCAATGCGTTGGTTAAATTGTAAAAAAAAACCATAGCACCTAAAGCTGCATTAAGTGGCATCTGTTTCATTGCCTCACTATGCTTGTGGCTTCCTTCGTATTCTTCTATTATGTATTTGTGTCCTTGCTTTTGTTTAATTGGTCTAAACAATACAGCCATTGCTTTATGCATATTGCCCCATTCATTTATGTAAGCTGTAACGTCTTTATTTTCTCCATAGGTTATATCATCTAACTTTGGAATGAAACCATATAAAACATCATTTATTTTAAATGTAGGGACAAACTCATGTTCTTTATCAAATAGCTTATTAATGTATTCTATTAAATAATCTATGTCTTTATCTTTTATCTTACCTAACTCTTTTGTGTTAATGTTTAAAATACATTTAAGTAAATCATCATTATTAGGCTCTTCTATAAGTAAGAACTCTTGGTAATCTTTAAGCTTAACTTCTTTTAATGAGCTTGGTATGGATACTTCTAGTTGCATAAAGTCTTTTTTATTAAACAAAAAAAAGATTACTTTGTATAAAGCAACCCCTTTTTCAGACTAATCAACTAATAATTATTTTTTAGTATTATATAAATATAAATACAATTCTTCAATTTTATTATATAAATTAAGGTCTTGTCTATATATTTCTTCTCCTATTTGTATTTTATCTAATATATGTATTTCTAATTTTACATCAGGGTTTCTTGTCTTTGTTAATGGTTTAACTATTATTTTTATATCATTTTTAAAACACCAACTAATTGCAACCCTTGTTGTTCTATGCATTAATAAAAGCAAGAATAAATAGAATCCCTAACCATGATGTTAAAGTAACTATCATTAATGCTTCGTATTTATTTTCTTTATTTGTTTTCATAATTCTTTTATTATATTTTTTAAACTTTCTAATTTATCTTTATCATCTATTTTTTTTTCTTCCATTGCTATTTTAATTATTGAAGGCAAATCATCTAATAAAGTTTGAACATTCCAACAAATTACTCCATTGTTTTCTGTTTCAATAAATAGCTCTCCGTTTTGACCTCCCCATAATGAAATAGTCTTATCAATATATATATCTCCCATCATAATGTTTCTGTTTTTTCTAGTTCTTCTTTTAATTCTTTAGCTTCTAAATAACAATTAATATTTTCATCAACTATAGTTGTTAAAGTCCAGTAAGCAAGTTCTGTAATATTTTTGGCTGTTTCTCCTATTTGCTCTATATTAAAATCTGTGTTACCTTCTTGCATACATATTTGCCAACAGTCGTGATAATATATAACTTCATTGTCTATATATTCATGTATAAATTGTTGCATGTCATCATCTATGTTTTCATCATCTTCAAAGTCTGAATCCTCTAGAAATTCTCCCATTGCTTCCTTTAAATCACTAATGAAATGGTATTTGTTAAATCTTTTCATTGTTTTGTTTTTTGTTTTTAATATCTTTTAGTAATTCTTTTAATATAGCTTTTTTATCTTCTTCTAAATCTTCCCACATATTATTTAAAAAATTTAATTGTTTTGCCATTTTGTTTATTTTTAGTTATTAATTAATTTATCAATATCCTTTTGAACTTTTTCATATCCAATCATATTACCAATATTATAAAAATAATTTCTTGTGTTTTGTAGGTATAATAAATATTCTTCTTTGCTTGTCATTTTGTTTGTTTTTAATTATATATAAATATAAACAATATTGTTTAAAACTATACCATTATCTATAAATTTTAACAAAATTTTAACATTTAATATATAAAGTAATCTCCTCGTGTTGGATTCTCTAACTGATAAGATACAGCATAACGTATAGCATCTATGCAATGATTAAACTTATCTATTGGTGTTTGTGATTTTTTCTCTAACCAAGAGTAATTGTTTAACTCTTTTATTAATTCAATACTGTCTGGGTCTATTATTAAATCATAGTCTTGTAATAAAGAGATACCAAACACTACACTACCTTGTCCTTTTATGGCTGGTAACATATTACAAGTTCTTGCTAATTCATTTATTAGTCTAGGCTCTGCACTATCTCCTATGATTAGATTATCTCCAGCAAATTTTCTGTTTAATACATTAATTTCAGACGTTGTAAGAGCGACTTGGCAAAAATGTAATTTAATATATATCCTTCTATTGTTCTTGTCTATGCTTGTTTCTAATAGCGTTGTAGGGTCATTACTGAATCCATAATCTTGTCCAAATACAGACTTGCTTATTTCTTTAAACTCTCCTATTGTCCAGTTGTTAAATATAACTCCTTCTGCTTTTTCTAACCAACCACCTAATATTTGATGCTTATATTTAGAAGGTCTATTTGTTTTCATTTGTTCAACCTGTGCTATATAACTATCAGATAAAAATTCCAAGTTATCCTTATAAGTAGAATGCATATAAGTAACGTCATCTTTAGTTGTACAACTCCCTTCTTTAACTCCTTTGTTTTGAAAGAATCTTTGATATATCCAATGTTCTTTTGTAGCTGGGTTTAAAATTAAAATAACTCTATTGTCTGCTACTGTTTCTCTTACAGATAAATCTATCTTGTCAAATATATTCTCATCAACTAACTCCTCAGCCTCGTCCATTACCCAAGTTGTTATCCCTTGTAATGATTTAAGGTTTGCTGTCTGGTCTCCTGAAGAGGTTTTAATTCCTCTAAATAGTATTTTAGAGCCATTAGATATGTTTATTATTTCATCCTTAGTAATCTTGAATAGATGCATGATTTCCATTTTCTCCAGCTTATCTTTAAACTCTGGTATAATAGATATTGAAGCAGAACGGAGTGTGTACCTTGTAAATAGAATTGTTTGGTTTGGTGTTAATATTAAATACACTAAAGCTCCAGCAACAGCATAAGATTTACCTGAACCCCTTCCCCCTGTGTATATAAAATATCTTGAATCTACTTTGTTAAAAGGTAGAAACTTATGTCCTATGTTTAAGTCCTTCAATTATTTCTTTAAAGTCAATATTAATATTTTCCGATGTTGTTAAGTCTAATGAATCTTTTGGGTTACCATAACCACTATCCATTAATGCTTTATACGCAGATACGTCTCCTTTTCTTGCTTTATTAATTAAAGCTAGGGTTATTATATCTTCTTGTGATAGTTTTTCCTCTTCACTTGTTAAAGGGTTCTTCCATTTTTGGTCTGTCGATAGCCATTTCTTAGCTACTGTGCTTCGATTTAAGCTACCTTTAGGTCTACCTTGAGGGTTACCACTTTCTCCTTTTTTAAAAGGCTTTAAATTGTCTAGTTTGCTCATTGTTATTTCACTGTATTTATATAATCTATTAATTCTATTTTAGCTTCCCAATTTAATAATTCTTTTGTATCATTTTCAATATTACACGTTGACCATCTTTCTCCTTTTCTTTCATCAACAAACTTATATTCTGAGTCAAACATTTGAGCAACTTGTATTATGCTATAATATTTTGGGTTCTTAAAATACCATTCGTGATTTGAATTATGTTCAACTGCTTTTAAAACCCCATCAACTACATCGTCAATATGTGTGAAGCATCTTGATTGCACTCCTGGTTTTACTATTGTTAATGTTTCTCTTCTTAAATATTGTTCTTCAAATATACCTATAACTGTAGCATATCCTCCTGTTCTTATTTGATATTTACCATATACATTAAAGAAATAACATATCTCATATTTTAATCCAAACCATTGATTGTAGTTTTTTATTAACTCTACTGCTTTTGATTTACTCCAAGCATAAGGACTTAAATTTTCTTTGTCTCCAAACTTAGAGGATGATGCTGAATAAATTAATTTAATATTATGTTTGCTACAATATTCGATGACTTTACTTGTTCCATAAATATTAGATTTCATTACATAATCTATATCTTCAAATGATTTGCTGATTCTTGAGTATTCTCCAAAATGAAATAATGTATCAAATCTTGTGTTTTTATTAAATGAATTTTCTATATCCCAAGTATTACCTTTAATATAGTTCACTCCATTTACTTTGTTTCTTTTTTCTCCTGTATAAAAATTATCTAAAACAAATATGTTTCTTGCTTCTACTCTATTATTATTAATTAAGTAGTTTATTAAATTAGTTCCTATGAAACCTGCACCTCCTGTAATAATTATATCTTTCATTTATTATTTTTATAAAAGTTTTTTAATGATTCGCTTTTTATTTCTTTTACTTGTTTAAGTTTTAAGTCATGTTTTTTGTTTTCTATTTTATCCCAATCAATATCATCTCTTCTTATTAATGGGTGTTTAAAATAACTTCTCCAATCCACATAATGATGAGGTCTATTAAATCTTATTATTGTCTTACAATACTGCGGCCATATCTCTTCTAAACTTCTGGCTTTTAAAACCTTCTTTTCATATGCATTGCCTTTATATAATTCATCTTGATTACCACCTTTCATTTTACTAACTGTGCTTCTCTTGTCTATTGAAAAAGCATTAAAAGACACTACACATAATTTATTGCTTAATACCTGTAGACATAAATCTACATCTTCATTATACTTTAATCTCCATCTATAAGGCATATCATTTTTCATTAACATTGCACTATAAGAATGTACGTTTAAATAAAAAGGTTTTTTATCTGATGTTCCAGGAACTACAAAACTAGAATAATTAAAACCTGTTATCCCTATATTTGTATATCTGTCTGTAAACTCTTCTAATATACTTATTGCCTTATTGGAATTACAAGGTATTTTTTTTCCTTTTAATACTCTTCTTATTCTAGAGATATTATCATCAAATACCCAATGCCTATCGTGTCCATTTTTTATACTATCTTCCCAGCAAAAATTCCTAGCTGGATAAGAACCAACACCTAAATTAGAAAATGGTAGTTTTAAAACATATTTTTCTCCTATTGATTCACAATATTTATCATATTCTTGTGGCTCTACTACTATTTTAAAATCAGTTTTATCTTTTATAAAAAACTTAGCAGTTAATGGGTTTTCCCATCTTCCTTTTGATACAATATATACTGGATATTTATTCTTCAATATTTAATTTTTTATTTATTAAACAATCTCTCCAATTACTACCAAACACAAATTTACATTCCATTGCAAGTAAAGAATCTTCTGGCAATAACTCCCAAAAACGAAGGTTAACTTTAGATGCTTTTTGAAAAGCACTCTCAAAGAAATGTTGAATTACAAAAGAATTTTCAAATATCTCTTTTATTGCTGGAAGTTTATGACCAAATAATTCTGTATTTCCATTTAATCTTGTAGGGCTCTCTAATGAATAGCATTTACCTTTATGCAACCAAGCTGGTAAAGGACAAAAACTTATAGGCTTATAAACTTTTAATTTATTGTCAATAAACATTATTTTTTTTATTGTCCATATTACATAATTCCAAGCATTACTATTTGTTTTTGGTTTTTCCATTAAGGTTATCATTATTTTATGTGATAATGACATTGTATGTTTTGATATACTTTTACTTACTTTAATTGGAAATGCCCCTAATGCTTTGCCATCCCAGTTTTTATCACTAATAAATAAAGGGGGATGTGATTCACCCCATTTTGGAGCAAAACCTCCTGTCATTTTTGAAGGCATTGAGGCAAACCAACCCTCCTCTTCTGGTAATTTTTTTAATATTACAGCATCCATATCCAAAACAATACCTAATTTTTCTGATGCTGATTTTAATCTAACCGCATCTGAAATATGAGCAATACTATGACCTTCATTTAATGCTTTAAAAGCTACATTACTAGGGAAATATTGTGAAGCATCAGCAATTATAATTCCTTTAGGTATTTGGTTATTATTAAATTTTTGATAACTATATAAAATGGTTTTATTACCCTGTTTAATATGTGAGTGTAATGTTAAAAAATGAAAAGCAGATATGTTTATCTTTCTATTTATCCAATCTTCTAAAGTAATATCTGTTATTGGGTTATAAGTACTCCAAAATAATATATGTATATTTTTATTCATATGATAAAGAGCTTAAATTTTGCCTTTCTCTGAATGGATAGTTTGCACTCCAAGTACGGCTTCCTTCTTTTTGTGATAATAGTTTTAACTCATGTTTTTTAACAAATTCATCTCTATCTTTTTCATTTAAAAAATTTACAACAACTTTTATCGCATCTTCTTTTGATTCAAATTCTGGCATTCCTACCCATTCAGAATACTCATCTCCTTTGTTAACCATATCAATAACATCATCTGGATTTTGCCAAACATCTAAACCCCAATTTTCTAACTCTGATGAGTTCCATTCGTTACCTAACATATCCCACTCCCAGTCTCCAGAACTTACATTATCTTTTATAATAAATTCATTTTTTTGTTCCTCTGTCCAACCCTCTGCACTATCTACCCATACTTCTTTTAACCCAGCTTCTTTACAAGCTTTTAATCTCATGTTACCTCCTAAAACAATCATATCCTCATCGACAATTATAGGTCTTTTTTCTAGCATTTCAGGAAAGCCTTTTATACTTTCCACTAAGTCATAAAACTTCTTGTCTTTTATTATTCTTGGGTTTTTTTTGTTTCCTTTTATTTTATATAATTTAATTTTTTCTTTCATGTTCTTTTTTTATAAACAGTTTTTTTCGGTATTTGTTAATTTAATTCTTAAATCTTTTAATTGTTTTCTTAAATATTTATTTTCGTTTTGTGCAAATTCAAACTTTTTATTTAATGGTGTTTTATCATTATATAATAATATTTGATTATAAGCATTTAAATATTTTTTATCAAAAAATCTAAATTGTGGGAATATATTAGAAATACCATGAATTACATTACAATGTGAAAAATTTAAAGTATTACCTATTTCTTGAAATGTTAAATGTGTACATTCTCTACATAATTTATAGTATAAAGTTCTAGACAAAACTAAATTTCTAGTTCTTTTTTTTGATAATAAATTAACTTTTAATTGTTTTTGAACTAAATCCCTTATTTCATTACTTGATAATTGCATAATGTTTTTTATTTATTTATTGTTAAATGCTCTATATATGTATATAAAATAATGTATTCAATCGCTAAATGTATTCCAGCACATTCAAGATACATTTCTTTATCCTCATATTCATATAGCATAATCTCTATATCTTGCAATGAAAATCCAATTTCAAATTCATATAAAGTTAATTCGTAATATTCTTTTATAATTTTATTTTTTAATCCTTTATTCAAGCTGAAGCCTTAAAAGATTATAACATTGTATATATTTTAATTTTGCTTTTGATTTGTATATTATTTTAAATAATTCATATGTCTTTTTTGTAAATTGATAATGTGTCTTGCAATCTTTAAATAATTTACTGGCATATACCTTTCCATAACCTTTACAGTATTGTACATTGTCAGCACCATCTCCAATTATCATTTGCTCGTAGAAGTTATATAATGCTTGTTCCTCACTTATATCATATATGCACCTATGTTTATAATGATAGTTGTAAATTAATGCTGGTAATTGTTTATAATCTTTATCAATAGAAATTATTAAAACATTATCTCTACCAAATTCATTTGATAATTTATACCAATATTGAGCTACAATATCGTCAGTTTCCATTCCATAAGCTTTTTTGCTATCATATAATATAGTAACCAATTCATGCATTTCAAATAATAAAGGAGGTAACTCTGTATTTTTTCTATTAGCTTTATAATTTTTATCAAGTATCTTTCTAAAATTACCACGACTATTGTTAAAAAATATATATTCTTTTATATCATAATTATTTTCTAATTTATTAGCCATAGACATAAATATTTCATCAAATTTAGCAGTTGCTTCTTCTATTGTCTCAACATTACAACATGAAGAATAAACTAAACTATCTGCGTCAAATAAAACTATCATGATTGTTCTATTATTAAAGTTGCTTTTTCTTCCAAATCTTCTATTATATGCTGCTCAAGTATATCTATAATGTCTTGTCCTCCGCATAACACTTTATGACAATCAAAAGAATTACTATAACTTGGATACTCATAATTACCATATTGTCCTTTATTAAATTCACCTATTACGATTAATATTATATCATCGTGTTGTACTGTTACTTCTTTTTTCATTTTATTTTGTTTTTATAAATATAAACAAAATTGTTAATAAAAAAAAATTAACTGTTATTTTATTTGTAATCTTTTGTAGCTTTAGTTAAAAAATCATCCACTCCATCAATTCTTCTGGATAACTTATCTATTGCTACATATAATGTTGCTACTGTTTTTTCAAGTATTGCAAATCTTTCTTTTGTTGTAAATGCCTTTTTTTTCATTTTTTTTCTATGCTATTAAAATATTGCCTAGCTCTTTGTAATGTTGGAACACTTATAATATATCTTTCGTTTTTATATATTTTCCAATCAAAATTAAAAGGCCTATATTTTATTGTTTTATCTACCTTTTGAATTAAATAGTTTTTATACTCATATACCCCAGAATATATTTTCTTTAATACAATATGACTTGCATCAGGAATAGGATTGTATAATTCGTTTTCTAGTTTGATAATATTATCTTCTTTTTTCATAATTCCATTAGTTCGTTAATTACTGTATGCCCTCCAAGTACTACTGCACAAGCTATGTTTGGCTTTTTTCCTCTCTTTGCGTAAGCCATAGCATAAGCAGAAGCATCAATCCCACATCCAATCTGTGCTCCAAACACTTTAAAGTTCTGCCCTACATACCACTCGGTATAACATTGTGTATGAAGGTGTCCCTGTATTGTTGATTGCATATCTGCTCTGCATTTACTTCGTGCAGTACCAGCCTCTCCATGAATGTACTGTACACCATCAATAACAACTCTGTCTACAAAATTCCATTTTGGTGTTTCTAATACTTCTTTGTAAGCTTTAATCCATTTCTTTGGCACTGCGCTTGTTTGTGCTTTACGCATTATAAGTCTGTCGTGATTTCCAATTGTAACGTCTGCCTTTGGAAACGCTTTGTACCATTTCGCTATTTTTTTAATAGCCAGTTCAAGTTCATCTCCCCCACCCATTCCATCAGCATCTGACTCGTGATAAGAAGAATAGTGATTATCAATCACGTCTCCTATAAATACAACTCTATTACAATTATATTTTGCATAAGTTTCCTGACAGTGTTCAAGGTAACCATCTAAACAAAATGGCTCATGTAAATCTCCAATAGCTAATACACGAGTTTCTTTTTTAGTTATGTTCTCGTATGCTGTTTTTTTGTTTCCGTTTAATCGTGGTCTAATTTCCATAGGTTTTATATAAAGCGTTTAAATCATTAGTAATATTTCTTATACAACTTCCACAGGATGTCATTACTTTTTTATCATTAAAAACTCTGTTGTATATTTTTAATAATTCTTTTTGTTCATTTGGCTTTACTCTACTGCGTGGGTTGTTAAACCATTCTGTTAAATAAGTGTATTCATCTTCTAAAAAACATTTGGGTCTTTTATATCTAAAGACTTTATTCATAGCTTCTTGTCTGGAATCACAGCCACAATCTTCTCCAGCTAAAAACTTAACAGCTTTATCTATCCCAGTGGCTTTTGTGATTTTTGCAATAGTATCGCCTAAGCCTGTTGATTCTTTTTCGTAATTTACTTTCCATTCTTTATACTCTTTGGTGCGTTTATCTTTTGGTGCTTTCATTATAATTTAAGTTTATTAATATTCCAATTTTCGCCTAATTTATTTAAAACAATCTTTAAATCAGTTTTATTTACTTTTATCCATTTATTTTTATAAAAACAAAGTTCAACTTTACATTCATTTAAAGGAATATCTTTTTCATCTTGCTTAAAATCATGAGTAACAAATAAAACTACACTTTTTTCTGTATGCCAACTATTACATATTCTTTCCAATAATAATCTTTGCCCTGTTGGTATATTATTATTTACTCTTTTAACCTCTATTAAAATTAAAGCTTCATTATTAAACTCTAATACAGCATCAATATCACTTGGATGAATTTTACCATTTTCTATTCCAGTAAAATCAAGACCTTGTTTTGTTTGATTGCTATTTCTAATTAAACTTTTCATATTAAATCGTAGTCTTTATTTTTATAATCTTCATAATCTTCTCCAAATTTTTCACGCATTATTTTCTTTCCTTTTTTTAAAGTATGGAATATATTTACAAAACTTATTTTAGTGTCCTTTGCCATTCCACGAATACTTAAATTAGTATCACGATAAATTTTAAAGATACCTACATCATAGAAATGCCAATTTTCTAACTCATTGTCCATTTTATTACATAATCTTGAATATGCTTCCTCTCTATCTAATTCATCTTTTGATGTTAGTTTTTTTAAATCCTCATCAATTATTTCAGCAAAATCTTTGTCTTTATAAAACTCTTCTATTTGTATTTTATAAATTTTATCTTTTTGTCTAACAAATTCTATAGAAATAGAGTAAAGAACTAAATAAATATATCTACTATTGACTTTTCCATTCACTATTGTTTTTTTTTCATCTGCATATTTATGAACCTTTAAATACATTTCTTGTACAACATCTTCTGAATAACTCCCAGCACCAAATTTTCTTGCTATTTTTATCCAGTTTTCATGGTATTTAGCAATTTCTTCTAACCAATTTTTCATATTAAAACTTTACACCTTTTAAGGGATTATATAAATCTCCAACTATTTCAGGAAGACCTACGTCATTAACTTTAAAGCTAAATGTTTCAAAAGCATATCCTCTACTTCTTTTGCATTTAACAGTTATCCAATCCTTGTTTACTGTGTTTGTTTCTAATTGTATTTGTGTTTCTGTCTTTTTTTCTAATAAACTTCCAAGATGACCAGTTGGTTTGTCCGTTCCAAAATTACTGTGTATTACTGTAATTATATGGCAATTAAACCTTTGACTCCATTCCATTAGTTTTTGAGCAACCTCGTTACTTTGCTCAAGTGAATTAACGTCTGATACTAAATCAGCTATTCCATCAATAACTACCAAGCCAACTTTACCTTTTTCTATTTTTTCTTTTAAATAATATTCTATAAATTCTGCTCTATGTTTAAAGCCTACAGTTCTTAATCCAAAAGTATGATAACAACCCAAGTCTTGTTCTTGATTCATATCTACTACTCTACGGAATACTCTTTGAGCGTGGAACTTTCCTTGTTCAGTATCAAAATGTATTAAACACTTATCATCCCTATGCCCTTTTAAATTACCTCCAAACTTATTAGAGCCACCCAAATAAACCGAAGCTAACAAACTTATAAAGAATGTTTTCATTGTCTTTGGTGGAGCTTGTACAAAACTAAAATTTCCATATGTACCTATTGGTATCGGTAAAGTTTTTATGCCTTTTAAAGTCTGTATAGTTGTTTCCCCCATTGATATTGCTACAGGTGGGTATTCTACTATTTCACTTGTATTAATTATGCATTCCTCTTCTAAGAGTTGCATGTGCATTTTCGTTTCTTCTGTCATAAAAAAAGGGGTTATTAACCCCCCTTATATTAAAATGGTAAATCTGTATTTTTTTCTTCTGTTTTTTGTTCTTTAACTTCTTCTTGTTCTGCTTTAACACAACTTCCGTTAGTCCAAATTACTTTGCCATTGCCTATGTAATTTTTAGGTTTTTTTGCTTCTCTTTCCTCTTGTGTTTGTGAATCAAAAGCTGAGACATTTTGACCAAATTGGTTTGTGTCATCGTTTACGCTTATTATAAAATTATAATAAACTCCTTTTTTTGCTTTTACAAATTTTTCTTTTGGTAGATTTTCTACATTGATACTTAAATTAATTAATGATGCCATTGTTTATTTATTTAGTTATTATTTTTAAATATATTAATTATTCTTTAATTGTTTTTATTTTATTTTTAAAATCTTCTGATTCATCTTCTCCAAATACTCCAAGTTCATAGAATCCTGTTAGTTTAAG